TATAATCCAAGAATATCAGGGGTATAAAAAAACCCACCTTGCGGTGGGTTGTGTGTCTTAAGAATTAACTAATCGAGAGAAGTAACTCAGCGATTCATCATCTTCATCGGATGTTGCTTCTTCTACTGCTGCAACTTCTTTTACTGGTTCGGATACTGCTGCTTGTTCTGCAAAGTAACCACGACCTTCATCTTCAGTTTCTAATTCTGAATCAGGAATTGGTGCTCTAACTGGCTTCTTGAGTCCAAGAACAGAATCTAAACGCTCCTTCAACTTCTCGTATGACTTGAAGTTCTTCGCATCTGTAAACTCATTTAAATTATATAAAGAGTTGTAGATCTTTTCTAACTTTGCATCATCATCAAAGAGTGCTTCTGCACTACCGAACTCTGACTTATCATAGTTCTGATAACCTTCTACTCTACGAATCTTTAACTTAAAGTTAGCACCTGCCCAGAAATCAAATGGATTGATTGGAGTTTCATCTGCAAACTCAGGCTTCATTGCTTCCATAATCTTATCAAAGATTTTCTTTCCATACTTGTATAGAAATACTTTACCTTCGTTCTCAGGATTAGCTGGATCACTTACAATATAGATGTTACTATAATAAGATAATCTTCTCTTCTGCTTACGAGCAATCTCTTTGTTTGCGTCTGAACCAGAATTCCATAGTTCTGAGTTGTGCTCTGAAACTGGGTCTTTTTGTCCGAGTGTGGTAAGAGAGTTCTCTATGTACCAACCACCAGTTCCTTGAAATGCGTGAGTATAAACTCTAGACCAAGGAAGTTCACAACCTTCGGGTTCTGGAAGAAAACGAATGATTGCATAACCATTACCAGATTTGTCTACTACTGGTTTCCAAATACGTTCATCAACGATACTGTTACCTTTATCGTTGATTTTTTCGACCTGTCTAATTAATTTCTCTGTAAGAGAACCAGATCTTGATTTCTTTTTTAAATTTGCGAATGACATGTGGATAATTGTGGATATTTGTTTTGTTGTATTAAAGAGGGAGGTTGGATTCCTGTGTACCAACAAATAACGGGCATTACTACAGTAGTAAAAACGTTATTGCCTGAGACCCGATTGGTTGATCGGTTCTGCATCGCTGCAGCAGCACCACCTGTGTCTCATCACCTTAACCAGCAGTTGCCAGTAAGTTTATTCAGTCACTCCCATGTTGCGTCCAACATTTATATTATAATACCTTACTATTTATATGTCAACCCCTCCATCTAAATCTTTTTCTACCTTCTTTATTGTTTCATCTAACTGTTGAAAAAACTTATCCATACCTGTCATTTCCTTAAATCCAAACATCTGTGCTGTATCTAGAATATGTTCTTTGACTTGTACAGCCTCTGGGTCATCTGATAATGACACACGAAAGAAGAATAACTTTTGCTTTTCTAAAAATAACTTTAACTTTCTCACATAATCTTTCTTTTCATCATCACTAAGTATTCGAGGATTTGACATAGTATGTGCTAGGTCATCTTGTATCTCTGCAAGTTCTGCAAGTGCTGCTCTAACCTGTGCTGATCTAAAAAATTCAGTCATCAATTTTTCCTCTGTACTTGTTCAATTAAATGTTTCTTATATTCTAGCATACTAATATTTAGAAAAGGAATATATTTTTTGATTTTTAAACTGACGGATTCCCACACTGGGTCAATCAATTTACTATCATGTTCTTTAACATAGGAAAAAATATTCTCATAGATAATCATCTCCTCGATAGAGATATTACTTGAAAGATGCTCTTTGAGTATTGGTGAGTGCCCTTTCTTACAAGAAAAGAACTCTTCAATATCATACTCTTGCACTATACGATCTGCATTACTTTAAATACCTCAAACAAATTATCCATTTGTTCTGACCACTTAGTGTATGTCTTCTCTCCACTATCAATAATCAATCCTATCCATACACCTTGGGGATCAAATGTCTGAGTAAAGTTTGCAAGAAAGAAGTTTTGTATCTCCTGTTCTGTTTTCTTTCTTGACATTCTTTCAAAGAAGTATCTGTCCTTTCTCTTATGAAAGGCTGCAGTAGATGCTCTGGAACGACCACGATACTTGAAGTAATCATACTTCTCTTTTGTAAAGTGGTTTTTAAATGCCAGATAAGTTTTGTATACTTCAATCGGGGTCAACTGGTTCGACATTATCTAATTCTTCAATTGAGTCAACAGAAACTTCTGCTTCTCCTATACGATACCAATGTTGATCTATACCAATACTATCAGGTCTTACCCCAAGTATTCAAGATCAGACCAATTATGTTCACGTAGCATTGCTTGTAAACGATAATGGATTAATTCAGATTTAGAAGGCATTATAAAGGTAATTTTGCTCTGGATGTTTTCTTCATGAAGTTTAATTGTTGTGCATCATATTTTAATTTCTCTTTCAAAGGTTTTGAAATTAATTTTGATACAGCATCCAATTCAATCTTATTTTCCTCACAGAAAGTAATGATAGCATCAATATAGTTAAAGTTATTATCTTTAACTATTTTTTCTACCTCTTCTGCAAATCTTGATTGACAAAGGAACTTCTCCTTCATGATGTCATCAACTTTAGTTGTCATATTCTCTTGTTTTGTGTTCGACAAATTTTTTAATGTACCTGGTAAGAAGTTTAATATACTCACCTTTGTCTCGCTTTTCGTAGACTTTGCATTCTCCATTTTCAGCTACCATAATAGTGATCAATTTTTTAACTGGAATACCAGTCATTTCATAGTACATACATGCGTATGCTGTCTCTTGAACAAAATAGTTCTCGATCCATTCTTCGGGTTTAATTTTGGTTGAAGTCTTAAAGTCTATTACTGCAAGTTCTCCATCATACTCTGCTATGCAATCAACTCGGCCTGCAAGACCAAAGTAATCACTATATAAAGATTTCTCTAAAGCATGTATGTTATCTATACGATCAAGAAGTTCCTTAGATTGTAAGAATAAAAACTTAGTAGAAGGAAGAACATTATCTATCTTGTTAATGTCTTCATTTTTTAAGTAATGTTCAACTAAATCATGATACTTAGTTCCTCTAAATGTAGATTCTCTAGTTATCTTATTTGCCTTTTCATCACCAACTCTTTTTCTCCATTCATAAAATATTTCACGATTGTAGAAACTAGTAACTGATGTGATAGATGGATATAACTTCCCAGATGGAACTTTGTAAAAACGAGTTCCATCTATACTCGTTGCTTCTAAGTCAGTTTCACCTTTTAAATAATCTAAATGTTTAAACATTACATACCCAGAGCAATTTTTGTAAGAAGATAATTTCGGACAAGTCCAGAACGAACGATATCATTAATATCAAATTCAATCGATTCAAAATCATCAGCCATAGATAAGATAATTTTTTTGAAATCTAGAATTCCGTTCCTTTCGTTGGTCTTTACAAGATCAGTTTGTGCAGCATCACCACAGAAAATGATTTTTGTGTTTTCACCAACTCTTGTTATTATACTATCTAATTCGTGAAAATTCAAGTTTTGAAACTCATCGACTATGACAATACAATTATCAAGTGTTGTTCCCCTCAAAAATGAGGTGCTCCAGAACTTAATTGTTTCTTGAGCTTTAAGATTACCGTAGAGCATTTCAAAGTCTGCATCTGATGGCATCTGGAACATATATTTTACCATATTTTTGTATGGTATTTGATATATATCAGCTTTATCTTCATGGTCTCCGGGCAAAAATCCTATCTCTCTACAAGCAACTAATGACCTTACAAGATAGATTCTCTCAAATGGTGATGTTTCATCCATAACATCAACTAATGCATTATACAGAGTGATAAATGTCTTACCTGTACCTGCTGCACCGTAAGCAACAATATGTTTATGCTTATACGATTCAAATAATCTTTTTTGATTATTCGTCAGAGGTTCAACATCTATTAAGTAATCTGCGTTTACAGGTTTTTTTCTTTTAAATTGTTTCGCGGTCAAACCAACCCCAATCGGTTGATCGGAGGTTCTCTTTTTTCTGGGCATTATAATTTCTGTACTAAGTTAGGATCATTTCTTCTACGGTGAGGTATGTTGTTTCTTGCCTTCTCTAACACATCATTCCATCCGGGATTTTTCTTTCTTAATTTATCTTTCCATTCACCAACTTCACCA